AAAGCAGAGGCTTGGAAGGCAAAGAACTCGTGGTTTGGTGAAGACGAGGAGATGACCGCCCTCGCACTCGGCCTGCACGAAAAACTGGTCCGATCTGGAATCGATCCGCGTAGTGACGATTACTACAAAGAGATCGACAGGACGATGCGTAGGCGATTCCCTGAAAATTTTGAGGGTAATGCCGAGCAAACGATGGAAAGGGACGAGAAGCCTTCTCCACGCACAAAGCCAGCCAATGTAGTGGCTCCGGTAACGCGGGGATCCGCGCCGCGTCAGGTCCGCCTGACTCCGACTCAAGTTGCACTTGCCAAGAGACTTGGCTTGAGCAATGAACAGTACGCAAAAGAACTTTTCAAACTGGAGAATTTCAATGGCTGAGAATCGTTTGGCTCGTGAACTTGAAAACCGAGAATCAACGCAGCGTAAGCAGTCTTGGGCACCGCCCCAGACTCTGCCTGAACCCACGCCGCAGGACGGTTGGGTGTTCAGATGGATCAGGACCTCCATGATGGGGCAGTTGGACCCCACGAATGCGTCCGGTAAGTTCCGTGAGGGTTGGGAGCCTGTGAAGGCCGAAGACCATCCTGAACTTATGTATCAGGCCGACCCCAATTCCAAGTTCAAGGGGAATGTGGAAGTCGGCGGGCTGTTGCTGTGCAAGGCTCCGGCTGAACTGATGAAGCAGCGTGACGAATACTACGCCAAGCAGAATCGGTCGCAGATCGAGTCCGTGGACAGCAACTACATGAGGCTGAACGACGAGCGTATGCCGCTTTTCAAGGAAAGGCGCTCGACCGTCGAATTCGGCAAAGGCAAATAACTTTTTAGGAGTCCTACATGGCTTATCCGTCTGTCGATGCCCCTTACGGGCTTAAGCCGATCAACCTGATCGGCGGACAGGTGTTCTCGGGTAGCACTCGGATGTATCCCATCCAGTACGGCTACGCTACGAACATCTTCAACGGTGACTTCGTCGTGTTGTCTCGCGGGTTTGTGACCCGTGCGGCTGTCGCGGCGACCACCTCCTCCAACGCTGTGACTGGCGTGTTCCTCGGCTGTTCGTTCACCAACCCGGTGACCAAGCAGAAGACGTTCTCCCAGTTCTGGCCCACCGGAACCCTCGCGGGTGACGCCGTGGCGTACGTTTGTGACGATCCGGATACCGTCTTCAAGGCGGTGGTCTGCTCGGCCACGACCGTTCTCGCTTCCGGTGCCAAGGCCCTCGTCGGTACCAACCTGTCGATGATCGATAACGCGGCTGTCGCGTCGAGCCTTGCCACGGGCAACTCGGCCAACGCCGTCCTTGCCCCGACTGCTACCCCGGTCACTTCGATCCTGCCCGTCCGTTGTGTC